CTATCTAAAATAGAATCAAACTGGGAGTAGTTAGTCTTTTCCTCTACGATCAATTTTATAAACTGATCAGCATACCTTTCAGTATCAAACTCACTATAATCATTCTCAACATCATTATAGTATATCTTACTGAAGATTTCATATGGGTTCTTAATGAACCTCAGCCTATCAGTTTCTGTATCATAGATATGAAATCCTCTCTGATCCTTGTAATCATTCCAGAACATCTGATATGGATTACCTAAGTACTGAACATTGTTTTTCTTAGATCTGTGATGGAAATGACCTGACCATACACGATCAAATCTATTAAACTCTTTTATAGTACGTCCACCATCAAAATGCATACCAGGTGTAACCTCAAACCCATCTATCTCTAGATGTCCAGCACATATATCAGCATTGCTATTGTTTATAAACCATTCAGATCTATCTACATTAGCAGTATTAATCCAAGGTAACAATAGAAAGTTCTTACTATCAAATTTGATCTCATGTGGTTCACTATAGATCTTAATATTCTCGTACTGTTCTAACAACAACTCAGGGGAATTGATATGACTACTATTCTTATAGTATGTCGTATGATTCCCTAGAATCATGTGTACATCATATGTTCTAAGTCTGTCGAAATAGTTAGTCTTAATCCTTGCAAAAGTATTAAAATCCAAAGACTTTCTGTTATCAAATGTATCACCCAGATCAAGGACTGTAGTGATACCCTCTCGTTCAAGAGTAGGGAAAAATATCTCATCATAAAATCTTTGGAAGAAATTCCAAAAATGCACTGAACCTTTGCGACCATCTAGGTGCTGATCTGTAATGATAGCAAGCTTCATTTTTTTGTTGTACCACTACGTGTCCTGTTATGAATAACTATAAATTTATCTGCTGCATATGATCCTGCAAGACACACCTCAATTTTATCACCATCTACCCAGTTCATATCACCATTCATTTTGGTATGAAGCATGGCTTCTTGAATCTTGTCTATAACGTCTTGTGTTAATTTCATACGAAGCTCTTATTGAAGGATGTTGTTGTCTTAGTTTTTGTACTACTGCTAATTGTACTTCCAGAAAATTCATCTGCCCTCTCTTGATTTGTTTCTAATAGTAATGTGATTACCTTCAATTGCAAAATCTAAGTAATCTGTATGATCCCACCCAAGTTCTTCATAGAGACCATTTAACTTATCCATATCATCCCATAAGTCGGTAGGAGTAGGCTCCCCCCAAAAAGGATTATCGTCAGGATTCATCTGTTCATTTTAATCTCGATGTTTTCTTTAATACTATTCATATCAGATTTGGATGCGTTAAGACCTACAACACCAGTATCATCTACATGCATTACTGTAGCAGAGTCAGAATGGTCTAGGATTTTTTGTTTGATTTCCAATTGCTTCTTCTCCTTCTGTATGCGTCTCAGAAATGCATAGTATATAATCTGAGTAAAGTATGCAAAAGGATTCTTAGATTTCTCTGGATCAAAATTATCTATGTACTGTAGGCAGTTTTCTATACCATCACATATCATGTCTTCCCTGAATGGGTAGTTCACGAAGTTTGGTTTGTATGAGAGGTGTGTAGCAATCTTAAGGAAGCACTCGCCTACGTAGTTAGGTACTCGTGGTTTGTCCTTCTCATGCTCACGTGAATAGATGACTCTCTCACGATAGATAGTCATCGCTTCTAGGAGTTCTTTGTTGTTTACATAGTACTCGGTTTTTGCTCTCTTGGCCATATGGTTCCAAATCCTATAAGAAGTATAGCATACCTATTTACAAAAAGCAATGTTTAAGATTCGTAACAAGGCTTGACGGGAATCCAGAAACGCAGTACAATTCACCTTGTGGTGGTTCAAAGGGATGCTAGCTAGTTTTAAAGATCTTCTCTAGCATCTTTCGAGCTTCAGGAACGGATCCTACATATCCAGGAATTATTTTATTTGGATCTGTTACCATTTTACCTTCAGTCATTTGTTTATTGAGATTCTTTGCTTTCCTATCTTCAGAAATACATTTCAAATAGAAAGCTCTAATCTTTGGATCACACTCAGTCATAGTTAATATATGTTTTTTGGGAATAAAAAACGAGTCGTCAAAAGTTGAGTGCATCCATTCAGTAAGACCAAACCCTTCTACCTTAAGTTGTTTACGTTTGTGTCTTATATGTTCTACCATCATAGGTTCAAAAATAAGCACCACATCATCTTCAGGACAATTAGTTATCCTACAAATGATCTCTTCTCCAGAGACAAACTTAATAGTAGCAAAGAATTCTTCTTCCATTATTGTAGATTTATTCTAATGACTTCATATTTAAAGTTCTCCCCTTTATAGATGTTAACTCTTTCGTCTAAATGTTTAAGTGTGTAGTTCCTACCACCTATATCATCAGCAATATCATATAAGGTTGCTAGTTCTTTTCCCTTTCCTTTTCTCAAGACCCTGCCGATGGACTGGAGATTCCTAATCCTTGATTTGGAGGGACTGGCGAAAACGATGTTGTGCAACCGCTTAATGTTAATCCCAGTACTAAAAGTACCATAGCTCGCAATGATAACCGCATTTTCCTGCTCCTCTGTAAGTTGCCTAACTTCTTCTCTGTCCTGTACATCCGTACCACCATGCACAAAGAATAGTTTCCTATTAGGATCTATAGAATTATTTATCATTTCGTACAACGGTTCGCCATGTTTCTCGATATAATTAAAGAGGACAAGGGTGTTACCATCAAGATCTCTTACTAGATTTTTGATGAGGTTGTTCCTTCCGTTGTGACTTACCAAGTAATCGATCTCATCTTGATATGTCTCGAAATGCTGTGGTGGGTGTTTACAAAATAGGATTTTTATCCTAAACTTAGACAGGTATCCAGACTTGATCAGTTCATCTGTCTTAGTTACTTGCTCACATGAACCAAAGAGTCCTTCCAGTACCCACTTGTGGGTCTGAGTACCATCCAAGGTTCCAGTGAAACCAAACCTATACTTGGCGTTATGGAGTTTGGTCATTATACTTGTTAATGACTTAGCTTTAAATAGATGAGCTTCATCTCCAATAACACAGTCTATATCATCAAAATACCTCTTAGGAAACTTATGAATGGACTGCCAAGTTGATATAACAACATCTTTATCCGTATTCTTATCCTTACCACTATAAATCTTATGAACATGCGACTCAGCATCCCATCCATATTCAACAAAGTCATTGACCATTTGCTCGACCAGACTAGTAGTAGGAACGATGATCAGCGTTTTCTTGCTGGAGGCGGTATAGTATCTGACGAGGGAGTAGATCATAAGAGACTTTCCCGACCCAGTAGGAGATAAGAAAAGCTTCCTATTATGTTTAAGAGCCTCGTACACTGCCTTGTATTGGTAGGGACGAGGTTTTATTTTGGATATTTTATCCATGAACGTCTTAACACCACGTGGTGATACAAAGTCGTTTGTCTCTCTAACAGAACCGTATGTATCGTTACCTAGGTGTTGAATACTATATCGATGCTCTCCAGCCCATTCCTCTAATTGATCTAACAGACCATGATATAGTTCTCCTGTAGCAGGTGAATATAAATGGATCATACCATCCCAGTACTTATATCTGGGATTTCTTTTTAAAAATTTTGCTTCGGGAACTTCAAATGAAAAGTAATCAGCAAGCTCATGGTGGACATGTTGATCTCCATGAACCTTTATGAATACCTCATTCTTTTTTTGTACCAAAATACTAGTCATTAGTCAGTACCGTTAATGAATTTTTCCCACTCAATTGCTGACTTGATCTGGAAACCTCTATTAGATACTTGCTTCATTACACAGTCAAGAAAATAAAGCATCTGCTCAATATACTTTACCTTAGCCTCAACATTGATAACATCACTGTCTGCCTCAATATAAGTTTTCATCTTATCTTGAGTTGAAATTCTACCACCAAACGGTTTCTCCGCATATGTTTTAGCATCTGCTTCACCACCGTAGTATTCTTTTTTCTCTCTTATTAATTTACGAACCTCAAATTCTAAAGAAGTTTTGATCTGTTGTAAGTCAATGTAATGGTTTAAATATTTATTATGTTGGAATGGAATTTCTAACGCCAACTTTCCTAAGTCAGTACTGTAAGCTTTATTCTTAAATTGAAAGTCTACTTCACTGTCTACTGCCCATTCATTTCTAATTGTCTCAAATCTATTGTGTAGAGTATCAAAGTTCATTTAATGATTTGTCCGTTATAGTATAAAAATGGTACTTAAAAGTAACATCTGCAGTCAAATATTCCTGTTGGTCTAATGATGCATCAAAGTCTACTCCTGTAAGAGCGACTGGAAATAGTCCTGTAAAATTAACAAGGAAGTTTGTATTAAAGTTTGAAGTCGTAACTATCAGTTGACCTCTACTATACTCTGGATTATCTGGAACTGTTTCACTAGATCCAGCATTTCCGTTACCACGAATCCATTTGTGGATCGAGTTGTAATTAACTAAAGACTCATCTATAATGAATCTTACTTGAAAGTCTCCAAAACTAACTCCACCACCAGGTATGATAGGTAGATCACGAAACCTTGAAGGTACTTCTGTAACAGGCATTTGAATGTCTGGTATATTTGCAGACTGACAAAAGAAATCCACCCCTTTAAAAAGTTCCAGTTCTAACTGAAACCCAAGAGGTGAAAGATAATTTCTATTCGTTAGTTGCTCTTTATACCATTCAGAGGCCACGGTCAACTTCCCAAGCTATACTTTATTTAGTATACCACCAATATGGTCCATCGCCTGGACCACCATACTCATCATCATCATCGTCATCCCATGTGACGTTTATCTTTGGTGGTTTCTTTTTCTTCCAGCTCTTAACTGCAATAACTGAAGCAATGGTAGCAGCAGATACTATAGGTGAAGCGAAGAGTAGTATCTTTTCTAACATCAGTAATGGTATTCGTCTAGTATATCCAATGCACTATTTAGAGCCTGCTGTGCTGACCATCTTTCTACTGATGTCCATTTAGGCTGATACATTTTCATATCTATATCGTGTTTAAGTTTTAACAGTTTTGCTGTCATATCAACTTTAGTTAATCTGCCGTTCATCAGGTCGAAGCTGGTGGTTCATGTGCTTTCATAGTTGCATATGCATTGTTGTAGTATGGTGAATGTGTATCACCACCTTTCTCTAGTTGGTAGACAATAGAAGACCAAATGAGATACTGCATGAAACTTTTTTGCATAATATATTATAACATGTATTCAATTATATAGCCAATAAAAAAGCACCCTTTCGGGTGCTTTGTATGAGTATCGTAACCTCGATTTACATGAGGTTAGTAACTTGTACACGTCTGTAGTACATGTTAGCATTAGCGGTAAGTGTCTCACCATCAGGTGTTCCACTGTATAAACCGTTAGTTGTAACGAATGGGTTTGAAACCATACCATAACGTGTCTTGAATCCAATCTTGGGTTGGAAGTTGTTTGGATCAATACTACGAACCATTTGTAGAGGTACATATGGGCAGTAGAATAAACCAGCGTCATAAGGAGAAGTTCCCTTATAACCAACAACATAGTAGTGCTTATCAGATAGATTAGCAGCATATGGGTCAACGTAGACCTTAATGCGTCCGTTGATTGTACCAACTAGAAGATTTCCAGTATCATCAACTTCACCGATGGAAGGACCACCAGCACCAGTTAAACCAGAACTATAGTCAAGTACACCAGCCATTGCTAGAGCACTAGCAACGTCAGCAGAACACATCAAGAAGTTACCCTTTCCTCTACGAGTCTCTTGTGCGATTGCGTTACAATCTCTCTCGATTTGGAATAGAAGTCCCTTGAATTTCTCAACTGACCATCTACCGTTTGAATCAACGTCTAGGTCGAATACACCAGCAGTTGCTACGTTATTAGCAGCACCTTTCTTAGCAACGCTATAGACTCTACGAACAACCTCACGGTTGATTTCAGCAAGCACTTCAGAAGATAGGATGTTAGCAAGTTCTTGCTCTGCATCTAATCCATGAATAGCTTTCAAGTCTTGAGCTAGTTCTAAGGTGTACTCTGCCTTGAGGGCTCTGGACTTAGCAGTCACAGAAGTCTTCTCAATGCTGAATGACATCTCACGGAAAAGATTTCCTGAGTCACCCATTGTTTCTAGATCTTCTCTAGACATTCCTGAAGCAACCTCATAGGTTCCAGGAGAAGCGTCATTAAGAAGTGAAGGGTTGTTACCTTCTGAGTCTCCACCAACACCAGCACCTGTTCTAGGTGTGTATGCACCAGCAGATGCATCGCCAGCAGCAGTGAATCCTGTATCCGCTTCGTTGAATAGAGCTTCTTCGCCTCCTTGGTTCTCGTAACGAGATCTCATTGCAAAGATCAATCCAGTAGGACCAGACATAGGCTGGACACCACAGATATCATAAGCAACTAGGTTAGGCATTGAACGTCTAATCAAGCTGATGAGAACTGGGTCGAAACCAGCTAGTCCAGCTGTATTGGCGTTACCGAGTGCTGATCCAGCAGGGGATACAGTACTTGCACCGAGAGCGTTCACGGCGACTTCCTGAAGCATTCCTTTCTCTTCACGAAGGAATCTTTCTTGGTTTTCTAATAGAACTGCAGTAACTGCTTTCTTATAATTGTCTTTGATGGTAGAACTACCTTCGTGACTAAGAACAGGATCCCACTTTTCTGTTAGAGCTTTTGCATTAAACATGCGATTAATCCTCTAAAAGTTAGATGTGTTTATAATTATTCCCAACGACTAAGAGCGTCTACATAAGCGTTCATAGCTGGTGTAGTTGCAACTTCTTCGACAGGTGTTTCATCTGCTGCAGATGTTATCTTAGGAGAATCTCCTTTGAAATAACTCTCTTTGAGAGTATTGATCTTCTTGGAATACTCTTCCTCTGAAGTAAATTCAATACCTTCTGCAAGTGCAGCGAGTTTGTCTTTCTGAGTAACAACCAATCCTTCTGAAACATTGTTCAGAATAACTTTTTTTGTGTTCTCATCTAGACGAGTTTGAAGTTTCACATTATCCTTAACCTGTTCGTCAAGGCGTTCTTCCATTTTACGAATTTGTTCAGCCATACCTTCTACCACATCGACTTTCTCATCGGGGATAGAAATGTAGTGCTCTTCAAAGAGATTCTTCAGACCTGAAATA